TTAAAATAGTGCCTGTAGTCGCGCCTATGATGCCGTTGGTGATAATACTCGCCAAAGTCACAGCATCAGCACTACGCGCCACCGCTAGAGTGGTTGTGGGAATATAGCCCGTAGCATACGCATCCAATTCCAACTGCGCCCCCCATACTATCAAATCACCCGCTTCGCCGCCTGTCAGGTTATAGATATGCACCCCCTCCCCGCTATGTGATGCGGCTGTGGTGAATGTGTAATCAAACCTCTGCCATGTGGTTGTGGCCGTAAAATCGCTCGATAAATCGGGGGAGCTTCCATCAAAATAGCTCAAGCGAAAGCCTTTCGTGCCGCTCGCTGACCTCGCCCAAACGCTCATTGTGTAGGTAGTCGAAACGGTCATTGTAACCGCTTGGAATACCCTAGCAGCCGCGCTTGAAGTCATGGTGATGGTGTCGGCATCCGTGCCACCGTTAGGGCTTACAGTAGTGTTAGCCGTTACGCTTGCGCCTCCCTGCGTTACCCATGTGGTGCTAAAATCTTGGCTTTGCAGCAAAAGATTGGTGGCCGCAGGGTCAAGAGCCAAAGCGGGGCATGAACTCAAAGAATAATCGAGCGCAGGCACATTGGCCGCTATCGTTTCAACTAAACTGCTTGAGTTCAATCGCGTTTTGCTACTCGCCCGCGTTACCGTAAGATCACCATCCCCATCCGTTGGCACTTGGGCATAGAGCTTTGAAGCCTTATACCCCGAAGGCACAACGATCATTGATGCGCTTGTATACTTGTTGAATGCCATTAGCTTATTCGAGCTTTGAAGTTGTTGACGATTGCATTTGCCTCATCGTCTGTAAGTACCTTAGCAAAGATACAAACGGCCGCAAGGTCGGTTTCGCAGAAGTTGGAAGATCCATCATAACCGATATAGGGAGCCTCTATTAAAGCGGAGGCATCTAAAGTGATGTTTGTCCACGAATCATAGTTGACCCGATACTGCGAGCTTGCCCCGTTTACCCGAAGCTGAAAGACGTTCCACACATCGCGGGGAATCTCTATTGTGGCATTGGTTGGCCCCGTTCCGGTGCTTATGGTGAGGTCGGGAGCTGTGGCCGTAATAATACTGAAGTTACCGATAGAAGCCTCCAACAAGTACTTCCCACTTGTGCTTTCAGTCAACCTCAGCAGCATCACAAGGCTGAAGGGTTGGTTAATGTTTAGGCTTCCATTGGATAGGTAGCTCGAAGCCCCATCCAGCTGAGCGTAGAATCCACCCTTGTAATTAGGCGTAACATCCACCCCCGTGAAGTTGTTGCTGTTTCCGCTCGAATCACTCCAAGTGGTGATAAGCCCCAAAGTCGTTTCTACACCGCTATCTTGTAGAATCAATTCAGCATCTGGAATGGCCGATATTGGGAACTTTGTCAACGCTTGCGCTTGTGTGGCCGAGTTGACGTAACCGGGCAACACCCTGCTTCCTGTGCTAATGGCTGAGCTAACTGACTTACTTTCCACACTCAAGGCCGTAGCACCTACAACAGCATCCTCTGAAAGAATGAATGTTTCAACGCTGCCATCTGAACGCTGAACAGAAATCGAATCCCCCGCAAAACCCAAGGTATACGAAAGGGCATAAGAAAGAGGTATTGAAGTAGTAGTGCCCGCCACCTCAGAACCTATCCTGCCATTTATCGGATTGCTCAACCCATCGTCTACGCTTCCAGGTGGTAAGTAATCAGAAACAGAAGGCGTGCTATAAATGCCGTTGCGATCTTCATAGATGTCGTCATCATTGACTGTTTGCGCTGTGCTTTCGACTTTTAGCTCATACGCCTCTGATTGCACATAGCTCGCCCTAGCGTTTAGCTTTAGCCAATTCCAAAGGTAGTCTCGCGAACCAAGCCTAAAGGCTCTGATGGGGTTTATATCCCCGTAGTAGTTAATGTCGAATAACCTTCGCGGCAATTCAAAAAGCTGCATCGCTTTGGTAAGCAAAAGAGAAAGTAAAGGCTGAGGCGTTCCTACCCCGAACCTCGTCCAACTTACGCTATCCACAAATTTGCCCGTAGGAACTGCGGGGGCTGTTGGGTCGTATGCTTGAATCTTGTTAGCCGTGTTTGCGCTGTTTATCGCATCAGCTAAATAGACCTCTCCAAAATCATTTTCAAAGGTGGCGTTTGCTTCAACGGTATTTGTAACCGTGTACTTTCTTCCTGTTAAAGATGGCCCCTGCGGAGCTGTAGAGCCTAGCCCAACCTTTACACCCCTTTCACTTACGTTTTGGCCCGTGTTAATCGTTCCCAAGGTCATAGTGCCCCCTGGAGTATTTGGAACGGTGCGAAGCTCTGCCGTATAGCTTATTTCGATAGTGCCGTCAATAGGTACGTCAGGCGTTTGGAAGTACTTTACTTTATACGGTGTTGGCGGTTCTACCTCAACTGAAGAGCTTGCGGGAACAGATACAACAAAGCTGCCTAAATTCAGAGTGGCTGCGCTCGTTGTCCAAACACCATCCCCCGGATTAGCTCCTGCTGCTAAGTAGTAGGTGGTAGACCCCACTAGCTTAATCGTTGCAGTAATGGCAAGACGCTCCGTTTGGGCAATGATAGCCCCGTTTACAACTTTATGGAATCCGACCTCAGTCCTAAACCTTACTCCCGAATTAGTATCTTCCAAAAGGTCGCGCATCGTGTAGGTGGTTGAAACCACCCGCATCCACTCTACATTGATAGCGATATTATCATCTGTCTTGTATCGTATCTCGAAAGTTCTTGCCGCGGGAATGTATGTCCAGCTTGAATCGGGGCCTACCCTGTTTATATCAGCCGTAGCCGAAAGAGCGAAATAAGGAAAGAACGCTGAACCCCTCGAAGTCACGCCCGTAGCGGTCGAAGGGTTTGCGTTTGCGCCTATCGCATAGCTTTTTTTGTATGTGTTAGAGTAGATTGTAGTGCCCTCTTCTATTTGGTCTATCTGCTCGATATTCCATAGACCATCAGCCAAAAGAATGCGGCAATTAAGCACTTTCAAAACCACTTCCAAATAATCGTAATAGCTCCTGTAAACAGGATCTCCATTCTCATCTTCGGTATACTGCCCCCCAAAAGCCGGAACGAACATAAATTCGAGGGTGTCGTATGTATTCGCGGGAGTCCCTGAGTACGTTTGCTCTTCCGTCCATTTGACTGCCGTCCGTAAAAAGTCGTCACTAGTAGCCCATAGATTGCCGATGTCGGCATCTTTCAGGATTGATATAACACTTTCCGCTACGTTGTTAAATTCAGATATAGCCTTTCGCACCCCCTTCAACCTCGCTAATCCATCCGTTGCCTGAATTTCTACGGATGCAGGAATAGTGGAATAAGGAACGCGCAGCAAATCTTGAAGAATAGGCCCCTGCCAAAAGATTGAGCCGTCACGGTATAGCCGTACAAAAAAGCGCGTTTCCTGCACTTGGGCAATGTCATCTACATAGTCCAAGTCCTCCTGACTACTGCAAACGAAGTCAAATACTACGCGGCTCCCCTTTATAGGCTCGTACCACTCATCACCGCGCTTGCCATATTCAAGCTCAAAAGCATCTGCCCCAAGCTCCATTCGCTTATACTCAACAAGCTCTGTGAGGTCAACAGGCAAACAGTCGATGCCTTCCACCGTTCCACCGTCAGCGATAACTCGATCTGAATAGCTTGTATAGCTCGTGTCAAATAAGTGAACCTCCCATTCATAATTCTCGCGGGTGTCGGTGAATTTAGCCTTGTATTTCGTTGACATTAGAATCTACCTTGTTGCCCTGTTGTTCTATCCCCGCTCGCTATTAAATCGGTTCCGAATAGCTTAAAGATTCCGCTAAGTGTTCCACCGCTTCCACCCATGCCGCCCGCCACTTGGCCGAAGATCTTTCCAAAGCCAATGCCCGGCATGAAGGTGCTAAGGATAGCCGATAGGACTAACGATGTGGCCGCAGCCGCTGCAAGCTGTTGTATAAGCTGTTTTAGCCCATTTCCGAAGGTTTCAAAGAAGCTCTCCCCATTGATAAGGGCGGCTTCAAATGCGCTGTTTAGAACGCTTCCGAATAGCTCCCCCGCCATGTTCGCCTTTTCAAGCTCCCCGTAGTAGTCTTTCAGCTTTTCAGTGACATCTTCAAGCTCTACGCTCATGCGGGAAAGGGCCTCTTCCATTTCTGGATCGGTTAGCCTATCCATTTCAACGATGGGGCCGCTAATGTCGATTGCCGATGCTCCGAAGGCATCTTCTAAAATCTGCGCTGTTAGGTTGGCCGCTGCTCCAAGGGAGTGCCATCTTTCGATTTCCTCCTTCGTTGGGGCTATCGTACTACCTGATTGGCCGCCTTTCGCCTTGGGCATACTTCCCGCCTCTTGCGCTGCTTGAGCTTCTAAAGTAGCCTTCTTTTGTGCATCCAATGCTGCATTGGTAGCGGCTATCTTAGCAAGTACGGCAGGGTTGCCCGTAGCTGTTGCGATAATGTCCCCAAACTTTTGCCACGCGCTAACGCCATCCTGTTTGAGGTAGTCTACTAATTCTGTTGTGGCCGATAATAAACCCGAAAGGCCATCAATAGCATTCTTCCAAAGGCCGCTATCGCCTATCGTATTCAAAAGGTTATCGTAAGCATCCCCAAGATTGGAAACCTTACCCGATAACGTTTCAGATATGGCCGCAGTCGCACCGCTTACGCCCTCAACTTCGCCTAATCCTAGAATATAATCCTGAATGCTTTCGGCCGTGAAGTCTACTTGCGTTTGCACCCCTTTGAAGGTGAACTTCACATTATCCCCTTCTTTCTGCGCTCGGATGCCGAACTCTTTCAAACGCTCAAATTCCCCTACTTGGGCATCAATAATGGCCTCGGCTAATTGGTCAAAGCCTTTGCCCGTTGCTGCCGCTACATCCCCTAGCTTTCGCATCTGTTGGATGGTGGGAATAAAGCCCTGATTCGCCAACTTTACAAAAGAGCCGGTAAGCTCTTGAACGCTGAAAGGTGTTTGCGCTGCGAAGTCTTTAATATCTGATAGGGCAAGCTGTGCCGCGCTGCTGCTTCCTAGTGTATTGGTTAAAACGGCCTCGAACTTCTCAAACTCACCGCGAACTGCAATTATCTGCTTTGAAAAGCTCATAACGGCCTGAACGCTGAAAGCCCCTGCAATGATGCCGCCTATCTTCCCGAAGCTATCGCGCGAAGCACTCTCCGCCCTCTTGCCCGTATTCTTTATGTCCCCCTCCATGCGATTAAGCGCAGATTCAAGCTTATCGATCTTCGCGCCTATCTCAACATACATTTCAGATACTTTCATCGCTTAATGGGGTTCCAGTTTTTCAATCTCTCCAAGGTTTCATCGTCAAACACCTCCGAAGTCTTTCCGTCTATCGGCAAGGGTAGCATCTGCTGAGGGGTCACCCTGTCACCTTTGGCGATATGGATGTTCACTTGCCACGCTGCGAGGTTTCGCATCACGCTGTACATCTCGTACCGCTTATTCCTATCCCCTCTCACTCGGTGGGTGAACTCCCGAAAGGTCATATCCTCAAACTCCGCCTGACGTAGCCCTAGCTCACCGCACGCCACGTCCAAAAGGTCATCCCACGTCAGGCGTTCTCCTCCCCCGCTTCGCCCTTCTGCTTGATGGTGATGGTCTTGATAGCCTCAGTCAGCACCTCGACAATAATAGCAGGCTCCCTGTTCACATGACTAAAGCAGTCCTCCAAGCTCACCTCAGGCTCTATCTTATCGCGGTCACAAGCGGCCAAATGAGCAGCGTAAAGGATATTCGCGAACGCTTTCCACTCGCTGATCTTTATGCTCCGCTTCTGATTCTCGGCTTTGATATTGCGGAAAAAACCTAAAGCCGTATCAATTACGGCATAGGTTTCATCCAAGTATTCATGCCCGAGGATTTCGGCCAGATGGAGCGAAGCTCCGTTATTCCACGTCCAACGCATTAGGAAGCGATGTCAATGGATATTGGTCCTGAAGTCTGCAGAGTAACGTCACAGGTGCTTACCTCGTTCTTCGGGCCGTTCCAATTAAGGGCAGATACCAAACAGTTGCCTGTGATAACTTCCGAGCCTGTTGTTGCATCACCATAAACGAAAGCAGTAAGCGTTCCAACTTTCCATGCGTTGAAAACATCCGAGAAATTGGCAGAGCTTACGGTTGGGTCAAAGGTGAAAGTAGCCGTAATCGTTGCTGTTTGCTCCCCTGAGAGATACTCTTTGCTCTTGTTGCTTTCGTAGTTGGTAACGTCAATCATGTCAGCGGTTAAGCTGAGTGCCGATGTGGTAACTCCTTTGAGGAAGTTGCTGTTGATTTCTAGGCGAATTACGCGCCCGTCCTTTTGTGCCATTGTGGAATTTGTTTGATGTCACAAATTTACGAAGCAACAAAAAAGCCCCCAACCCGAAGGCTGAAGGCTTCCCCCTAACTCAAACGAGGTTGATGCAGAGCAAAAATAAGCCAACTATTACACGCTCGCAACCCTTACAAGCCAATCCATCGTAACGCTGAACTCATACCTGCTGCCGTTAAGCAAAGGCTCTACATAGTTCACGCTCTGTATCTGCTGAGTGATAACATTAAAACCCGTCACCGTGATAGTGTCGAAGGTGGTCGGCTGCATGATCTCCGCAACCGTGTTCCCGAGCTTGTTCACGTCGCGCACACTCACTACCGCCTGATCGTTGGCAATGGCACACTTTATACTTACGCTGCAATCGTAGATAAACTCATCTTGCGGCCCCGTTTCCTGTTGGCTGATAGGATAGATGTATATGTACGCATCCGCGCTAAAATCGGGGCTTTCAGAGGTGTACACCGGAATAGTAGACGAAAGCTCGCTCACATCCGTAAAGCAGGTCGATAGCTCCATCGTACCCCCATCATTTAGCACTCTCTGAACATAACTCAACTCATAAGGGTAAACGGTATCGCCCGCTTGCACCTTGTCGGTCAAAAGCGTATAAATAGCCTCAATGATAGATGCCTGCGCTAGTTTCATGCTTCCAAAGTTACAACCTCACGAAGGCGGTTTTTTAGCTCTGCATAGTTTACCGCCTCCCCGTTTCGGTATCTTTCAAAGCCCCAAATGTTCACCCCGCTTTTGATGTCAATGATGTAGGGGGCCTCTTCGCCAAACTTACAAGGGGGAAAGCCTAAATCAATTAGCCTGTTCTCGCTGATGAAGTCCAACGACCGATTGGCCTTTTTATCCCATAATACCCCATCCAAGAAAGCAAGCTCAACAGCCTCCCTACTGAATAGCCGGCCCGCCCCGAATAACTTGTTTGCGTCCGTTTTCCCGTACTTCCACATAACAGCGGATTCGCTCTCAGGGTGCATGAAATAAATAGAATCACAGCCAACGTTATGCGCTCCGCTGTCTATCGCCTCAAAATACAGTTCATCACCCTTAGGTAAAAAAACGTCATCGCTTCCGATCTGCAAAAAGAAGTCTGCGCCCGTGTTATTGAGTGCCTCCCGCATCAAAGTGTTGTGCTTCGTGCTTAAGGGGGTATTAGGGGCAAATACCACTCCTCCAGGCAAACCGTAATTTTTCAAGACAAAATGCAAATCTTCTAGCTCGCTCCATGCAACGAAGAGAAAAAGGTTGACTCCCTCAGCCTTCCAACGCGCCTGCATATTAGCGAACCCCGCAAGCGATATTTTCAAGATGTCATGCCTTCCGTAGATCGGCATCCAAGCGCAGACGTTCACCATTAGCGCACCGACCTCATTAGCTTCTGAATAGCTCTGATGTAACCTGGGATAACGTCACGAAAGGCGGGGCGAAGAAATGGCCGAGGCCCTCCGTTTGGCCCCGTTCCTACGGGTGTGCCAAATTCGATGTAGCGCGAGTAAACCACATTTGTACCTATTAGGTAGGTGATCTTTGAGACCATCCTACGCACGCCCTTAAATCCCCCTACTCTGATATTGTTAATGCTATTCTTCAAAATACCCTTGTCAACCGGAACTTCCTCTTTCGCCAATCGCTCCACCTCGAAAGCAGCGTAGGCCGTTTCCTTGTCAATCAAATCGCTCACGCGCTCCCCGTACTTGGAAACCTCGCGCAAAACCTTGTCGATCTCGCTTTGCTTAACCTTAAACTCTACTTGCATCTATGCCTGCTGTTCGATACATTCAAACGTCACAAATAGCCTATCGTCACTTTCCAATGCAGGGCCATTCAAAACCAAATTGCGCCCCCTGTACACCACCTTAGCAATGCCCTCGGGGAAGTCGGCTCCATCCACCGAAGCAGACCAATCAAGGCGGCTCGCCATCGTTATGCGGTAGCGTATGTCATTCTTCAACCTCCCTTCGTCCGCTCGCCTGTTGGAACTTACCCTTTCCACCTTCGCCCAATCGGTAAAGCTGAGGACTAAAGAGGATCTCTTGCCCCCCATCCCATCGCTTTCAGTTTCGCGAATGTAGACGGCTACTTGCTCATTCATCTGCCCCGCGTTCATTACCAATTCAGCTTTGTGCGTTCACGGTCTAGAAGGCTGCTAAGATTCGCTTTGAGGTTGGATACTGTCGTATCCGTAACCGAAATACCTCTGTGCTTGTAAAGTT